TTATGTCCACTTGGTTGATCGTCAAGCCCCTCGCTACAACTTCGTCGGTGGACAGTTCGTGCGTGTTCCGTTCTTCACCACCAGCCCTGCCAGCACTGGCAACAAGGCTGTCGTGAATCCGGCTTACCGCTCTGCCGCTTATGAGGTTAGCTTCATCTACAACCCCCATGTCTACACCTCCCGTGTTGCACAGGTCATCACCAGCCCCGGTTCGGGCCTGAAGTTTGATCCCGTCAACTATCGCGGTGAGTTCATGTGGATCAACAACAAGGATAATGCTAATAACATCCTTGGCGTGAACGGCTACTTCTACGCTCTGTTTATGCAGGGTTCCCAGCCGAAGCGCGTTGAGTGGGGCTATGCGATCATGCACTTGCGTTGCTCGCCTGCTACGCTTTATCAATCCTGCTCGTAAGAGTCGGTCTGGTTAAACAATAATAAGTGTGGTGGGGTTCTATCCCCCACCGCACTTAAACCTAAAAACTAATGAAAGAAAAAGGTATCGCTCTCATTATAGGTGTAGGTGGAGGATGTGGTTGCAAAAGCAAAGGATGCCCTGTTTGTAACGGAGGAAATATGGAAACTAATTTTACAGCACCGGAAGGTTTTGATTTTGAAGGGATGAAGGAAGGCGAGGAGAAGGAAGTTCTCGCTAAAGTTCGTTATATTGGTAACGGACAATTCGCTCTTGGCTCTGTTGATGGATTTGCTCTTGGGGAATCCGAGGAACCAGAGATGGAAGAAGAGGAAGAAATGGAAGAAGAAGGGGAAGAGGGAGAAGAAGGTGAAGAGGAAGAGTCTTACGCTAAACAACTCAGCGCCCGTGCGGGTTTGATGTAATATGGCAATAGCTCCTAACACCAACGATTCTAAATCCAACCTACTTGCAAAGATCGCCGAAAATACAGGCGAAACCAAGCCAAAGGTTGGGGACGGAGAGCATAATCTTCTTTGGAAGATTGCCGCCAATACTTACGCTACTGCTGTTAACGGCGGTGGTGGAGGTGGCGGAACTGGTGCAACTGGAGCTACCGGAGCCGCTGGTTCTGTTGGAGCTACAGGAGCCAGTGGATACATCGGTGTAGACGGAGCTACAGGCGCAACCGGAGAACAAGGCTCCACAGGTGCGACTGGAGAAGTAGGTGCTACTGGCCTTGAAGGAGCTACAGGTCTTACAGGTGCTACAGGAGAGATTGGAGCAACTGGTGAGATTGGTGCAACGGGAGAGGTTGGCGCGACTGGATTGGAAGGCGCAACTGGTGCTACTGGTGAACAGGGTGCTACCGGATTAGGGGCTACAGGAGAGACTGGCGCTACTGGTCTTGAAGGCGCGACTGGTTCCACAGGCGCTACTGGCGCATCTGGATTTACTACATTTTATAGCGAAACCCCTCCAGCTAGTCCGACTGCTGGAATGCGTTGGGTTAATACGCTTACGATGGTCGAGTATCAATACTACGACGATCAGTGGGTTGAAGTAACAAGCGTTGCAACAGGGGCAACTGGAGCTACAGGTGCTGGCGCTACGGGTGCAGTTGGTGCAACGGGAGAGCAAGGTGCTACCGGAGCAACGGGAGACTTTGGAGCTACGGGCGCAACTGGTGCTGGTGCGACTGGCGAGCAAGGTGCAACGGGTGAGCAGGGAGCTACAGGAGAGCAAGGTTCCACTGGTGCTGATGGCGCGACTGGAGCTACTGGTGTTACTGGAGATGTTGGCGCAACTGGAGAAATTGGATCAACTGGCGCAACAGGTTTGCAAGGTAATGATGGCTCTACCGGAGCGACAGGTATTGCTGGACTTGATGGAAGCACTGGCGCAACTGGCCTACATGGAGATCAGGGTAGCACGGGAGCTACTGGAGTTGAAGGTTCTACCGGCGCTACCGGAATCGAAGGTTCAACTGGCGCTACTGGAGCGGCAGGAACAGACGGAGCCACGGGAGCGACAGGGGCAATTGGAATTTCTGGCATTGATGGAGCAACTGGTTCCACGGGAGCAACAGGGATAGCTGGACTTGATGGATCGACTGGTGCTACTGGGGTTTCTGGAGCAGATGGATCGACAGGTGCGACAGGAGTCTCTGGCGTTGATGGTGCGACTGGGGCAACTGGTGCAACAGGTCTGGAAGGTTCAACTGGAGCGACTGGAGTTGGTGAAGCAGGAGCTACAGGTGCTACGGGCGTTGATGGTGCTACAGGAGCTACTGGCGTAGGTGCAAGCGGGGCAACGGGTGCTACTGGAATCGGCGCAAGCGGTGCTACCGGAGCAACTGGTATTGGAGCCACGGGCGCGACAGGGCCGCAAGGTTCCGCAGGTCAATCGACATCATTCTTTGATTTCCGAGCAAACACGAATCAAACGAGTGGCGATCCGGGCAATCAATATCTGCTCTGGAATAACGCGACTCAAATTAACGCAACTCAAATCAATGTTAGCCACATCGACAAAGCAAATGTTGATGTGGATGTTTTCCTAGCCCTCATAAAGCAAGGTGACACGCTAATCTTGCAAGACATTGGTGACAGTAACAATTTCCAAAAATGGACTGTATCTGGAACTCCTGTTCTTCAAACCGGATACGTGACATATCCCGTTACGCTTGTAACACACGCTGGGGTATCTCAATTTTCAAACAATCACAATATTGCATTCATTATCTTTGCTGCTGGCATTGCTGGAGCCACGGGCGCAACCGGAATCGGAGCTACGGGAGCTACTGGTATTGCGGGCGATGTTGGCTCGACAGGGGCTACTGGCATCGGATCGACTGGAGCAACTGGAGTCGGAACGCAAGGCGCGACTGGTGCGACTGGCGGAACGCTTTCTCCACAAATTGACCGATTCGTAGGTTCTGGCACATGGACAAAACCAGCAAATGCAAAGCAAGTTGTAGTTGAATGCGTTGGCGGTGGCGGCGGTGGTGGCAGAGGAATTCTTGTTGCCGCTGGAGCGTCTGTATCTGGTGGTGGCGGCGGCGGGTCTGGTGGATTCACACGGGTATTGGTAAATGCTAACGATTTAACAGATGCAACATATACAGTAACAGTTGGTTCTGGTGGGTCTGGAGGAACTACAGGAAATGCAACATCAGGAACTCCGTCAAATGTAAGCGGAGCAACTTTAGGTGTTTTTGTAAACGCCAACGGAGGACTTCTTGGGGGGGTTGGAACGGCGGGAGGCGCATCTGTTGGGGGAACAGGAGGTGCGCCTGCTGGTAATCCCGGTGGTGCTGGAAACATAACTGCCGCTGGCAATAATGGTTCGGGACAAAGTTACGCTCCATCATCTGGCGGTGCTGGAGGCGGATGTTCAACAACAACTCCATTTAACGGAGGAACGAGTGGAGCAGCGCAGTTTATTTCGGGCGGAACTGGAGTTGGTGGAATTGCATCAACTACTGGCAATGGAGGGAATGGAGCAGTTGTTACCCCTCGCGCAATACCATCGCTCGTAATCAATGGTAGTGGAGGCGGCGGCGGTGGGGCAACTACATTTGCTGGAGCAAGTGGCGGAGCAGGAGCAAGTGCCACTGGGTTTGGTTGTGGCGGTGGCGGTGGAGGATCGGTATCTGCTGCAACAGGAACTGGTGGCAACGGAGGTAATGGCGCACCCGGAATTGTAATGATTACAACTTACTTCTAACATGGAAATCGACGACTGGGCAATCATCAACAAAGAAGGAAAATTCGTAGAAATGGTCATCCGCTGGGATGGCAATACAGAAACTTGGCCGTTGCCAGAAGGAACCTACGCTGTTAAAAGAAAATATTTAGATTATTCAACGATCAACGAAAAGCCAGAATAGAATATTATGCCAATTGATTTTCCAATACCAACATTTATAGGCGAGTTGTTTACCGCCGCAGGCAAGACATGGATGTGGAATGGTTACGCATGGGATGCCGTGACTGAAACCGCTGTTGGTGCAACTGGCGCTACTGGTTCTCAAGGCGCTACGGGTATTGGAGCTACTGGCGATGTCGGCCCTCAAGGTGCTACAGGTATTCAAGGCGCTACAGGTTCGCAGGGTGCTACTGGTGATGTTGGTGGCGAAGGTGCTACTGGGCCTCAAGGTGCTACAGGTATTCAAGGTGCAACAGGAGAAGCTGGAACAGCGGGATCGACAGGTCTTGATGGCGCTACTGGTGAACAAGGTGCAACGGGAGACATCGGAGCAACTGGTGCTACTGGAATCCCCGGAGCCACAGGGTTGCAAGGAGCTACTGGAGACATCGGAGCCACAGGTTCGACTGGCCCTGAAGGTGCAACTGGTGTTGTCGGAGCTACGGGTGATATCGGATCGACTGGTGCTACGGGGTTGCAAGGAGCCACTGGCGAACAGGGTGCTACTGGTGACATCGGAGTTGCGGGTTCTACTGGCCCTCAAGGCGCTACTGGTATAGATGGAGCGACAGGTGCTAGTGGTGCGGAAGGTGACAGATATCACACAACCAGCAGCACAACTTTAAGCATTGTTTCTAGCGGAAACATTACGCTAACAACTAACGATCTAAATCTAGACTATTCAATCGAGCAAAGCGTCATTGTTGCTTACGACATCGGGCAACATATGCACGGAAAGGTTGTTTCATACAACCCATCTACCGGACAACTTGTAGTTAATGTTGTTACTTCTTCTGGCTCTGGAGTTGATTTAACTCCTTGGGAAGTAAACTTGGACGGAGCGGTTGGAATCCAAGGAGCCACTGGAGCTACAGGATTGCAGGGTGCTACAGGTGATGCTGGCATTCAAGGTTCTACAGGAAATCAAGGCGCCACTGGTGAGCAAGGCGCTACAGGTGATGCTGGAAGTTCTGGAGCTACTGGGCCGACTGGAGCTACCGGAATCCAAGGCGCGACAGGTGATGTTGGCGCGACAGGGGCTACCGGAGATCACGGCGCTACAGGACTACAAGGTGCTACAGGTGATATCGGATCAACCGGAGCCACAGGCCCACAAGGGGCCACTGGATTGCAGGGCGCTACTGGCGATGTAGGGGGAACTGGAGCAACCGGAGATCACGGGGCTACGGGTATCCAAGGCGCGACTGGCACAACGGGTGTCACAGGCGCTACGGGGTTGCAGGGAGCAACAGGATTACAGGGAGCCACAGGTGATGTTGGCCCTGAAGGCGCTACTGGCTTGCAAGGTGCTACAGGACTGCAAGGTGCAACGGGAGATTTAGGCGGAACTGGAGCAACTGGACTTACAGGTTCTACTGGCCCCGCTGGAATTGGTGTTACTGGTTCTACCGGAGCTACTGGTGCAACTGGCGCTGGCGCAACGGGCGCTACTGGTGTAGGAACGCAAGGCGCGACAGGTGCTACTGGCCCTGCGGGTTCTGGTGGAGGTGGCGCAACTGGAGCTGGAACTGATGCGGTATTTTTCTTGAACGATCAGTCTGTAACAACTAGTTATTCTATTCCATCAACAAAAAATGCAATGACCGCAGGGCCAATCACAATTAATGCAGGAGTTATTGTGACAGTTCCAAGCGGATCAACATGGACTGTAGTTTAACAAAACAAAATTATGCCAGTAACAATTAACGGAACAACAGGAATTACGACACCAGCATTGGTCAACGGAACTGCGTTAGCTTTTCGGAACAAAATCATCAATGGTAACTTTGGAATCAACCAACGCGTATATGTTTCTGGAGCTGCGACGAGTGGAGCAAATCAATATACCTTGGATCGCTGGCGTGTAGTTACATCTGGTCAAAATCTGACATTCTCTGCAAGTGGAATTGGCAATATCGTTACTGCTCCTGCTGGTGGAATTGAACAAGTTATTGAAAGTCTAAACATCGAAGGTGGAACTTATACGCTTTCTTGGACTGGAACTGCAACTGGAGCAGTAAACGGGTCAGCGGTATCAAATGGTGGACAAATTACGCTTCCTGCCAATACGAATGCTACGATTAAATTCTCAAGCGGAACAGTATCACTTGTCCAACTTGAAGAAGGATCAGTAGTAACTCCGTTTGAGAATCGTCCAATTGGAACGGAGTTGGCGTTGTGTCAGAGGTATTGTTTATCAATTTCTCAAGATGGAATTATTTCAAGGAATATTGGTTCTGGATTTTGGGTGAGTTCGACTAATGGAAATCAATTCATTAATCATTTTGTCCCAATGAGAGCAACGCCAGCATTATCTATTTCAAGCGCATCACATTTTTCTGCTAATAATGGAGCGTTGGTTTATGCTTTAACTGGATTAATTGTTGATACAAGTAGTAATAATTTAATTTCTGTATTAAATTTCACTACAGCATCTGGAGGAGCTTCCGGAAATGCCTCAAGACTTTATATGAATAACGCATCTGCTAAACTGACATTAAGTGCAGAACTATAATATATGAACTACAAACTCATTTACGATTCGACGACGATTCTGCGACTCACGGATAACGCATCTATCCCTGCCGATCCTGCGAATACCGATTATCAAGCATATTTGACTTGGCTTGGTGAAGGCAATGTTCCAGAACCTGCTGATCCTCCTGCGCTACCAGATATTGATGCGCTTCGTCATACTGCTTATGTAGCTGAATCTGATCCAATCTTCTTCAAGTATCAACGAGAAGAAGCAACTAAAGAAGAATGGTTGGCAAAGATCGAAGAGATTAAAGCTCGTTATCCAAGGAACTAATTATGGCAACATCACTCTCATTAGAAAACGACTCCAGCCTCGCGCAAGGGTATCTCAAGGTCAATGGCACTACTGCCGCTACGATTACTACGAGTGGCATTACAGGAAACTTGACTGGGAATGCTGATACTGCAACCAAGCTATCTACTACGACTGGCTCTGCTCCAGCTTACGCTTGCCGAGCATGGGTGAACTTTGATGGAACAAGGGATACTTCTGGAGCAGTTAGCACAGCAAACACAAATCGTTTGATTCGTGCAAGTGGAAATGTAACAAGTGTTCTTCGTAATGGAACTGGTGATTATACTATTACATTTACTACTGCAATGAGTGATGCAAATTATAGTGTTTTGCTTACTGGAGATAATCAAGGAACAACTACAACAAATGGCGGGTTCATTTGCGCTCTCTCAAGGAATAGTAGGCAATCAACAGCATCTGTTAGATTTGAAGTATTTGATCTGTCAACATTTAAAGACACCCTTCAAGTAAATGTAGCAATCTTCGGAAACTAATTTTATGCCAACAACAATCGACTCCGCAGGAATTACTTTTAACGATGCAACTACGCTGACAAGTGCGAATATCGGAACCGCACAACTTGTCAATGGTTCAGTCACCGCATCCAAACTTGGCACTAACGAGCAGAAGCAGATTTGCAAAGCATGGGTGAATTTTGATGGAACTACATCGAGTGAAAATTTAGCTGGAACATATTCACAATCTGGAACAACTGTAACAGTAACAACTGTGTCTAATCATAATTTGTCCCAAGGACAAGGGATTTACGCAAACATTACAACCGGAACTGGTGTTGATGGATCATATACGGTAGCGACTATTACTTCTCCAACTGTATTTACATATACAGCAGGAACATCACTGACCACAAGCGGGAACATAACTTTAAATCGTTCTTCAATCCGCTCCCAATACAATGTCTCCAGCGTTACGAAGAATGGAACTGGTGATTATACTGTGAATTTTGCAACGGCTATGGCAGATGCGAATTATTCTGTAAATGCAACCGGTTCAATAGCTTCAACAAATGCTACATCTGGATTTATTGCAAGCATTAGTGATACTATAACTCCAAGAACAAATTTGTTATTTAGAATTATTACAGCAAATAGTAGTTTTGTTACTACAGAGTGCGCGCAAGTTTCAGTATCAGTTTTCGGAAACTAATTTTATGTTTATCACTTACCCACAATTAAACGGACAAGTAGCTATTGTAATCCCAACTGGAGATGTTAATGACGCAATCAAAGATGTTCCAGCAGGAGTAGAATACAAGATCGTTGAGTCAGTTAACATTGATAACGACTACTTCAACGCATATGAGTTTGATGCTGAACTTGGCGCAAAGGTAAACATCGAGAAGGCCAAAGCTATTCATCTTGATAAGTTTCGTGCTGCTCGCGCTCCTAAACTTGCCAAGCTCGACATCGACTTTATGAAAGCAGTTGAGGCTAACGACGAGGAGAAGAAAGCTGAAATCGTTGCTGCTAAACAAGCACTCCGCGATGTTACTTTGATTCCGCTTCCAGACGACCTTGATGGCATCAAATCCACTTGGCCCGATATTCTGAACTAATGCCACTTCTTCCACAATTCGGAGATTCCAAGAACAATCTCATAGCAAAGATCGCTATTAATACTGGCCCTAATCCTCCATTGCGTGGAGATGGGATGTGGAATCTTCTTTATAAGGTTTGCCAGAACACATACGAGAGCGCAATAAACGGAAGCATTGGTGATGTTAGAATTTATTCCGATCTTCCAATTGAGATTAACAATCCTCCCATTAAGTCTATTTATCTTGTTAGGGAAGCCAGTGGAATTCCTTTGATTAATTCCCGTGAAGCTGGCTTATATATTAGGGCAACAAACAACGGAGACCTTTCAGACTGGATAAAAGCCTAATCTTAAAATGAATCTTGATCCTCAATCCTGTCCGCACCATACTGGTATTATGGGTTCCGCTACAAGCCTGCTTGCTGTTGTTGTTTCAGTTCTGCCGCATGTAGAACAATGGTTGCGTATTACCTCACTTGCTTTCGGAACTGTTGCAGCTATCGTTTCAATTATTGTGATGATAGAAAAACGAAACAACGATAAAAAAGACAAATGAAAACATTACTCATCAAAGCCATCTCCGCTATTACCGGAGCATCTAAATCTGTTATCGAGTTTGTTATCCCAATTCTGCGTGAATCGGCAACATCTCTCTTGAAAGAACTTCTTCCTATTGCGTTGGATGTTGTCTCCTCGTTGCTGACATCTGATAAAAGCGGCGACGAGAAGCGTAAGATCGCCGTGGATAAGATTAAAGATGCCGCTGTTAAGGAAGGTATCAACGCTTCCAACCGCACGATCAACCTCGCTATCGAGCTTGCTCTTGCAAAGCTCACCGATAAATGACCGAGGAGAAGGCATGGTGGCAGAGCAGGACGATTATTGGTATCGTCGTTATGCTGCTGGCTCAGGTCTTGAAGTGGCTCAATGTTGACCTTGTTAATGAAGAGTTGACCGATATCGTAACGCTGGCGATGGAAGCTATCGGCGCAGGGCTTGCTATCTACGGACGGGTTAAAGCTAGGAAGACTATCCGCAGAACTACACCCGGCGGGAAGTTTAATCCCAACGCTGAAGTAAGAAAAGCGAAGCCAGCTAAAAAGTTTCTAGGCATCTTCCTTATATTTGCATCAAGCACATTCGCTATTCCGTATCCTAGCCATGTGTGGTATGAGAACCCAATTAATGTTACTCCTATCGTGGATGATCGTCCTTTCTTGATTCGATTGCTGGATAGCCTTTGGGTGAGTGTATCTGTTCTACCAATCAAGGGAGAGATTAAAGGCCAAGCTGACTTCTGATGAGGGCTTCTACAACATCTGAACGGCTGGAGATGGCTGACTTTATTTTGAGGTCAGAGGCTCGCCGCGACAAGATGGGCAGAATTAAAGTTTATCCGCTACCCAAAGCTGACGGTGGCGGGACATTTGAGATAGCTGGGATCAACGATAGGTATCATCCTAAAGCGGCTAACCACATCAAGGGATTATTGGATAACAATAAACACTCTGCCGCCGAGAACTACATCAAGAAGTATCTCGTAGAATACACGGACATCGTTAAGGCTTGGACAGAGGAGCCTGCTATCGAAGCATTCCTGCGTGATACTGCCTTTAATCGCGGCCCTAAAGGCGCATTAAGAATCTTGCAGATCGCCCTACAGATCGCGGATGACGGCAAGTTCGGGCCTGTAACAAAGGCCACTCTTGCTAAAGCATTGAAGAATATACCAGACCTTCTTGACAAGCTTCGCGTTGCAAGGGAGACTTACGAGATTCGAGTTGCGCCACCTGTAGGAGCCAGAGCCAAATTCTGGAACGGCTTAAAGAACAGGTGGGATAACGCACTTGAGTTTAGCAAAAAGATGATCGCTTAAAATGGAATCCGAAGAATACAAGAAAAGAAAGCAAGCGTTGTCAGATCGCTACAACGAGAAGAGCGTTTGGGAGAAAGTTAAAGAAGGCGTCTCTGAATGGTGGGATGAGAATGAAGCTCGCCGAAAAGGGACGCTTACGGATTACTACAAGAAAAAACGATGACTATTAAACTATGGATACTCGGAGCTACTTCATTACTGGTTTCCATGCTGTCGTTTTACGGGATTGTTAAGAATTGTTTATGTCTGAAATAGAAATCGAAACACTGAAGAAAGAAAACGCAAAGCTGAAAAGCATTTTAAGGCAGTGCTTGAAGGCGAGACAGATCAACCATGTAAAGCAGATCATCAAGGAGGCATTGAGCAATGAGCGAGGCGATTAAATCTGCAATGAAAAGGCTAGGGGTTTCTGGTGTTAATAAACCAAAGAGGACTCCGGGAGCCAAGAAATCTCATGTAGTTTTAGCGAGTCAAAATGGAAAGACAAAGACTGTCAGGTTTGGGCAACAAGGTGTATCAGGCTCTCCAAAACGCGAAGGCGAGTCTGCTGCCGACCGAAAGCGTAGAGAGAGCTTCAAGGCTCGTCATAAATGCTCCTCGGCCAAAGATAAATTTTCTGCTCGATACTGGAGTTGCGTGACTAAATGGTAGCAAGCAACTTGCGAAGTCGTATAAAAATATCTTTTGACTTCTTAAAACAATCTGACACCATATCATCGTGCGACCCAAACGGATAAATGTCCGAGTCAAATCAGAAACTTGGAAGGTTCTTTTCAAGAAGCCAACTGAAGACGATTATATCGGCGTTGAAGAAGACGACATTGGGTTGTGCGTAGAAGAAGATAAGAAGATATTCGTTGATCCAGACCCTTCTTCCGTCCTATCAACCGCCATCCATGAAGTGCTACACGCAGTGTATCCACAGTTAAGCGAGGATGCGATTATCGACGGGGAGGATGCCTTGATTGACTTGCTTCACAAATTCCCACAAGAACTATTAAATGACGATACCAAAGCCTAGCAGTTGGTGGACATTCCGTGGCGACCAAGCCGGATGCGGAAAAGACCAGCAAGTAGTTATGTCAAGCGCGGAAGAAACGATTTCATGGGGACAAGGATTCTCATGGATTGGTTCTACTGAAATGTTTCTAAAAGTATTCACTCCAACGGATGCCAAGCAGCATCCAGAATTAAAATAGGAAGGCAGGGTAACTCTATCAGTCTCCGTTACGAACAACAGTATTCGCTATACAAGGCAAGAGAATTCTTGCGAGATTTACTACATCACTCTACAAGGCCCAAGACTTCTGAAGAATTAAAAGACAGAGCCTATAGTTGCCTTCGTCACTTCCCATTCTTGGATAAGTGCGGTGCGCCTATATGGAGTAAAGATGATTTTGAATGTCCAGAAATTAGACACCATGAAAACGAGCGATAAATA